CGTCTTCCGGAAGGAGGGAACGCCATTTTCCAAAGCCATCGTATCACTGACCAAGCAGGAGTACATCCAGCTTAAATGGGATGGCCGCTACTGGAAGCGCCAGCACGACCGGGCCGTTGTGCGGGCTGCCGCGTTCAAACAAGAGTTGGAGCTTGCGCAGGCGCGAATCCGCGACCTTGAGCAGCGGCTCTACGGCAAACGGAGCGAGAAGGGCACCACGGCACCGGAGGCGCAACCGGGCGGGGTGAATCTTTCGCGCCCCCGCGGCCAGGTGCCGGGGAGCATGAAAGGCAGCGAGATAAGTGTAGTGGAAGTGGCGAGATAAATGGAATGAAACGGAACAAATCGGAACGAAACGAAAAGACCAAAAGAAAACGATTTTCATATGATGAAAATCAAAACGCCAATAAATTGGTGATGGTAGGATAGGTTTTGAGGAAGGGTCATCGGGGCTTTTTGGTGAGGAAAAAAAGCTGGGCGGATTCCATGATGCGCCAAACGTCGGCATAAACCCGGTGGCGGTTGTTGTCCTTAACCGAGTTTTTAAAGTTGCCATAGTCGATGTTAAAGGCACGGTCGGCGAGTGTCTTGGCAACGGTCTGGCGGTCTATCAGGGCGCGGTAGCGATAGTCGCGTTCGGGGGTTTCGGAAGTCTCTATACCAGGGAATACAGTTTCTATATCGCCCTTGAAACGCCCCCTTACTAATAGAGTATCAGGACGGTCGGGATGGGCGATGATGGACAGGTATGCATCATTAAAAAATACCCACATTATTGCGCCTCCCCTTCTCTTTCACCTTCAGCAGCTTTAGCAAATTCCGCCAGTTCGCCACTCTTTTTCATCAGGCCATATGAGATGGCATCCACCGGGCCGCAGAGTTTTTCCTTGTACCAGTCGGGCAAAGCGTCAGCCCAAGGCTGGTTTTTGTTAGGGTCTTGCCCTGCCATGGCGGCTGTGACTGCGGCTCTGGTTGCCCTGCGGTCGGCTAGGTATTCTTCCGGGCTTTTATTTGATTTGGCAACCTTACTTTGCGCCCATTCACGGGTATAAAAGTCAGCATCAGATGGATCATCTTGCTGATACATTTCTATGAGTTCGTCAATTGCGTCTTTTAAATTGGTCATGTCATCTCTCGGTTATTTCAACGTGGTATTTGCCATCTTTCATCCATATGTCATCAACATCAAATTCGGTTTCCGTGCCGAATAGCACTTCATTTTCAGACCCTGGCACGGCGGAGATGGAGTTGATGTGGACCCCACTTTTGCCATTGATATGAACGTACATTTCTTTGCTATAAAACCCCGGCTTCTCGCCTACGGTGCTGGAGGAGATGCCTTCAAACCGATAGACACCTTGTGACTTTTTCAGTTTTCCCATCTTCTCGAAATAGTCCTTCGCCTCCTGTGTATTGTTAAACATCCCCCTCGCCGAGCGGCCTTGGTATTTGCGCTCGTCGGGAGCGTTCCTTAGCGCATCGTTGACCAGCTTCTCGTACTCTTTGACGGCCTTGGATGCCTTCTTGCCGCCGTTGGCCTCGGCTAACAGTTCTTCATTGACGCTGTGGTAGATGTTCGAGGGTGTCCACGACCACAAGGCCCGCTTATATTCCGCCGGCATTTTATTAAAGGCATCCGCCTCCGGGCTGTTGTGGGGAACCTCTGATTTAGCCAAATATTCCGTGTGTTTGAAATACTTTTCAACATCCGTCAACACTTGTTTGACTTGCGGGCCACTAAATAGAGCCGGATCGCCAAACAAATACGGCAAAAACGCCGGTTTGACCTGGGCGGCATCCACTTTCAACGCGGCAGTCCCTATCCCCTCAAACTTGCCTGCCATGCCCCATGTCGCCGGGTTGCCAACCCCAGGCGACGTGGCGTTTTGCATGGCATCCAGCCAGGGCGTGTAGTGCTGCTTTAACGCTTCCACCGCCTCGGCGGTCAGTTTGCGATTTTCCAGCAACGCATTGAACCGCGATAAGGCATTCGCAGCACGGGCGATGTCCTTATCCTCCAATGCCGCGCCTTTGGCGGCTCGGCTGGCAATGCCCTTGACCGCTTCGACAATGGCATTGTCCAAGTCCGCCGCCTGGGCGTGGAGCGTGGCCTTGGTGGACTCGATTGCGGCCAGTTTGGCATCCTTGATCTTTGGCAGCACGTCAGGGAACGCCTTATTCAGATAATCCTTTCTAGCCAGCAGCTTGTCGGCCAGGGCGTTGCGGGTGGCAAAGTCGCCATCGGCATATTGAAGCACGGTCTGCCGGATCAGCGCGTCGTCGGTTGCCAATACACGGGCCACCGAGGCTTTGACCTCGGCCTTGGAGAGGAAGCCGAACACATTGGCGGCCTGCGGGTTGGTGGCCACGTCGCGCAAACTTCGCAGTTCGGTGACGGCATCCCCAAACGCCGCGCCCTTGGCTGCGCCTTGCGCCCGGAACAACAATGCCCCCCCGGTGTCAACGCGGATCGCCCTGGTTCCGTTAATTAGTAGGTTGTCGTAGCCCAATCCCACCACATCCCAGTTAGCCAGCCATGCATCGGTGGCAAAACCATCGGCAACGCCGCTTATCTTGCCTGCTTGCAGGGCCGCGCCGTCCTTTTTAAGCCCGTCGATGATGCGCGAGGCCACGCCTACCTGGTTGTGCTGGGTGACCAGCGAAACCTCGGGCACGTCGATTCCAACTACCTTGTAAAGCTTGGCGGCCAGCACTTCATTATGAGCTTGGGCCGCGTCGGCGGGGAATTTGACATACCATTGCGCCCCCTCGCCGTCCTCAAACAAGCCGCCGGGGTTGGAACCGGCCTGTGGGCCGATCTGCTTCCAGCCCGACACATCCACCGTGGTCAACGAGTCCACCTGGGCCGGGGCCGGGTTGGCCGTCTTGGCTAATTGGGCCGCAGTGGCTTGGGTATCCTTGGCGGTTTGTAACTGGTTTTCAATAGCCTCCTTATCATCAAGGCTTAGACTATTATACGCCGATAATTGTTTAGCCGATGGTGGCTTTCCACTTAAAATCGACTTTTGATAGGCGGTAATATTCACCTTTTGCTGATAGTCGGCTTTCAGTTGCGCGGCTATCTCGTCGAGGGTTTTAGATGGCATCGACGGGAGTAATTTGGCGGCTTGTTGCTGCCATTTGCCTAGAGTACCGGCTTGGGCTTGTTCCAGTTTATAGGCGGCTATTTTGGCATCCATCTTCGCCATAGTCCGGGCCAATTCAATAGGGCCTTGTTCCTTGGCGATGGCCTTGATGGATTTACCCACCTCGCGTTTTATTTTCATACTGTCAAACTCCTTTTGATACTGCTCCATGGTGGGGTGTTCATCCATGTAATTCAGGTCGGCCTTGAGCGGGTTAAGGGCGATTTCCTGCTCGGTGAAGGCTTTCTTGCCGGGGTTTTCCAGTAGCCCCTTGTCTTTCCATTCGGCTAAAAAGGGCAGCGAGATGCAGCCGCAGTTGACGACTTCGCTGACCGGGGCTTTGGGGTCGTGGGGGTGCATCAGGCGTGGGCCGTTGCCCTCGTGGCCGGGGATCACTGCGCCGGTGCCGATGATGAAGGGCTGGTCGGCGGGGCGCACTTGCCCGTCGGTGAGGTCATGGGTGCGGCGGGAATGGATTTTGCCGCTGCGCCGCCATTGCTTGGACATGGCGGGGACGTGCTGCACCGCTTGCATCAATCGGGCTTGGCCGGCCACTCCGTAGGCGCGGCCTAGCTCGGTGCGGACGATGCAGGTGGCGCGGGATTTGGACACACCCTCCATGATTTGCTGGACGCGCTGGATGGTGTCGAACGGGGTTTGCGAACCGATGATGGTGAGGGCCAGTTCGCTGTTGATGCGGTTCACGGTGTCCATGGACACATCCTTCATCTTGCCGGTGGTGAAGGCGACCATGGCTTTGAGTTGCCCTGGGTCGAGCTTGGGGGCCAGCGCGTGGAGTTCGATGCCGAGTTTTTCGACCGGCTTGTCGATGAGGTTCTGTCCGGCGGTGTAGGCTTTGCCCTGGCCGGCGGCGGCAGCGGATCCGGCCTCCTCTTGCCACACATCGAGCATTTGTTCGATGGATTTGATGAGTTGCGGCTGATACCAGAGATTGTAGTCGGTGGGCTGGGCCTTGAGCTTGGCTTGGACGTTGGCGCGGGCTTGTTTCAGCAGACGCACGACTTCGTTCGCCGTATCCTTTTGGATGCGATTCAGGCTGCCAGCCTGGATGATGACTTCCTGATTGAATAGGTCGAGTTGGGATGTCAATTTTTTAAAAATAGGCTGCTTAATCGTTCAGTTGCTGTATTGAAATATTGAGGTACTGTTTCACAGCCTATGAATTTTTTACCTTGAATCAATGCAGCATGCCCAGTTGTTCCTGATCCCATGAAGGGATCAAAAATTGTTCCATTAGGAGGGATAATTTGACAAATTTCTTCCATGAGTTGCAATGGCTTTTGAGTGATATGCACTTTTTTATTGGATAATGTTTGATAATTAAAAATACCAGGTAGATAGATGGGATCGTCATGCTTGGGCATTGCCCCTTTTGTCCCCCAGATAATAAATTCGATTTGTTGTTTAAATCCATTTTTCCTAGGTCTGCAATTCTTTTTATTCCAGGCTAATTTACCGTGCATAGTCAATCCAGATTCATCAATAATATTAGATAATGCAGAATCATTACGCCAATCAATAAAAAAAACAAAAATACCCCCATCTTTTTGTAAGACATGCAGGGTCGCTAAGCATAGATCCTGCATCAGGCTTTTCCAAGCTGTTGGATGAATTGAATCTCCGTCGATATCGGGTAATAATTTCGCATAAGCAGCATTAGTCGAGACATATTTATCCTTGCTTGACCGTTTTATTTCCTTTACCGTGTTCCCACCTGATCCATAGGGAGGATCGGTAATTACAGCCGACACACTTCCCGTTGGAATAGAAGATAAAACTTTTCTGAAATCCTCAGAATAGAGGATGCATTGATCGTTGCCAAAAATAACAGGCTGTATGATATCAGCAACGATCTGAAAACAAACAGGGCATTTTTTAGGCATGGCTGGCTGGCTGGCTGGCTGGCTGGCTGGCTGGCTGGCTGGCTGGCTGGCTGGGTTATTTTTTGCATTATATTGTCTTTGTCAAGATATTTTTAAAAAATATTATCCCTAATTAAAAGGACTCCCAGCATTTTCCCAATTTCTTGCCTGATAAACAACATCAGAACTATAAGCATAAGATTTTTTTATTGCATCCTCATATATTTTAATAATTGGTGAAATATCATTTTCAGTGGGATTGCTTCCCGGTATATCAGGGGAAAAAACAAATCTATTTGCATTGATTGAGAAAATGCAACGGGTTTGATAATAAATGCCATTATGAGAAATGACAGACATATTTTTATTTCTTGGATAAATTATCGGGGAGGGCCGCGCCGATAATGCCGGCCAGAATATTGCCGGCGGCGATCAGTTGCACGGCATCGGCCTCGGAAAGGCTATAGCCCACCATACCGGCTATGGCGATGATGATGCCGCGCAGGGTTGATGCTTCTTGGAGTCGGGCAAGGATATAGTTCATGGTTCACCTGTTGGGGTTGCCGTTCCCACGCTGGAGCATGGGAACGATCTTGTGTGGATTAGTCGGGTTCATAAATATTGCCGGTTCCACCGCCGTTGCCGCTTTGGGATTCCGGTGTGGTTTCGGATTGCAGGTTTGGCCCTGGGAAGGCGTCGGCCTCGGCCTTCTTGGCGGCTTCGGCTTGCGCCTTCTCCAATTCGGCCTCGGGGTCGATCTCCACGCCTAGGCGGCCTGCGACCGAGTTGATGATGAGCAGGCAGGTTTCCGGGCTGAGTAGGTTCTTGTCCATCGCCATGCCGCAGGCGACGACGACTTGTTGCAGCGCGGCGGCGTATTTGGTGGTGTCCTTGGGCGACATTTCCGGCCAGGAGCATTCCACCGCGTAGATCGGGTCGAACATGTCCGGTTCTTTGCCGGATACGGCCTTCTCGCGCTGGCGGATGGTGTAGCGGGCCGCTTCCAAAAGCATGTGACCGATATAGGCTTGGCGCAACGAGAGGGTTTTCAAGGTCGGTTCGGTCATGGAGTCGCTGGTGGCGCGGTTCACGTCGCCACCGCCGCCGAACCAATGCTCGGGCATCGTCAGGCCGGATAAAATATGGTTGCGGAACAGCCTGGCACCCGCCGAGCCGTCCTCTGAATGGAGTTCGGGGGACACTGCGGCCCAGACTTCGGAATCGTTGTGGACGCGCACCGAACCGGGCGATGGCGGGGAAATCTGGCTGGCGCGGCGCTGCACATCCTCGGGAGTCGCGCCTTTCAGCGATACATCCCACAAATAGGCCCGCATGCTGTTCTGGCGCTCGGCCTCGCCGTAGAGTTGCTGCTCATAGACATCGCACCAGTCCATCAACGGCAGCAAATCAGACCGGCCGCGGCTGTCGGTACACAGATTATTGACGCAGAACCAAAACGCTTCTCCATCGCTGAAATTTTCGCGGATGCCTATCGTGCGCTGGGTGAACAAATCCTCTTCAGGCCCGTTGACGATGACCTTGTAGCGTTTTTTCACGCCCCGGTTGTTGAGTTTGGTGACGATGCCGATGGGCTGTTCGGAATTATCCGGGTCCATCACCACGGTTTCGACCAAGCCAGGGTCGAGGTAGCCCAGGCGCACCTCGCCGGAATAAGGGTTGGTGAAGGCGGGCCAACATTGCTCCCCGAATAGGGCCAATTCGCGGACTTTTTTCGGCAGTTTGATGGGGAAATTGTTGATCGGGTGCAGCCAGAATCTATCTAGCCAGTCTTGCACAATGAGTTTGATGTCAGGGTCTTCTGCACGGCTGACTAGGAGCCTGTCCGACTTAGAGTTGTACGACAGTTTCCTTCCTCAAAAAAGCTCAAAAAACGATTGCTTTGCCTTGATTTGCCCCTTTACAGAGCGTTTTTCGACATTAAAGCGGCTTTTCCTT